ACTAACATACCAAGTAGGACAAAAGGTAGTTCAGGAATGGATACTTACCTCACAATCATTAGCCTATTGGAAAAAGCAGGATTTACTAAAAACAGGACAATACCAGTTAGGAAAATTTATAGTAACACCAATCGAACCGAAATGACTAAATTAGAACTAATAGAAGAGATTATAGAGCAGCACAAGTTATGGTCAAAGAACCGCAGCAGGGAGTATATTTACAAGCGTTATTACCTTTATAATGAACTCCGTGTTTTAGGATTCTCATTAGACGAGATAGGCAAGAAGTTCGGAGGTAAACATCACGCTACAATCATTCACGGACTACGGCAACACGAAGACTTGCACAGGTTTGGATACGAAGACTACAAGATAGCTACTAAGCAAATAGATGATGTCTTACACGGAGCTACGCTTCCTTTGATTGATGACTCACCTGATTTAGCAAAAGACGTACTAAAGGCAAAAACTTACACCCAGTTCAAAAAGATTCAACGACATATAAAATTGGGCAAGTACGAAAATAGTTTATAGTTGATGCAACTTTTTTCATGGTTATACGTTATCTTTGTAGACGAGTTGGCTGGACACCATAAACTCTAAGGTATTATTGACCCTTGTATTGATTCGCAAGTCCAGCCGCGATGAGATGCAGGGGTTTTTTATTTACTAAAAATTACAAAATGAACGAAATTTATTTTAAATGTCAATTTAATGACAAAGACCAAATGATTGTTTCTAAAGGAGATTTTATTTGCTTTGAAATTATAGAAGGCGAACAATCAAAAACGGTTTGCATTGACATTAAACAAGCGTACACCTTAATCAAAACTTTAGAAAATTTTAGCAATGAGCAGTTGGATTAAATTACACCGCAGTTTAAAAGACTGGGAGTGGTATGATGACCACAACGCAACACGTTTACTTTTACATTTGCTTATTTCGGTAAATTACAAAGACAAGGAATGGAAAGGGCAAACAATAAAAGCGGGTACATACGTTACCAGTTGGGAAAATCTTTCCAAAGAAATAGGCTTATCGGTCAAGCAAACAAGGGTTGCAATGGACAAGTTAGAAAGGTCTAAAGAAGTGACACGCAACGTGACAAACAAATGGCAAGCTATAACCCTTATAAAATGGGACAAATTGCAATGTGAAGAGGTAGAAAAGGGCAAGCAACAAGTCAAACAAAGGGCAACAACTAAAGAAAGTAAAGAAGTAAAGAATAATACTATACCTGAATTTTCGGAGTTTTTAGCTTATGCTTTAGATAAGAAACCAAAAGTGAGTCAGATAGATTTAAGACTTAAATACGAAAGTTGGAAAGAGAGTGATTGGAGTATAAATAGAAATGGTAAATTGCAACCTATTTCCAATTGGAAGTCTACGTTACTAAATACGCTTCCGTATATAAACGAAATATCTTATAGTTTACCATCTGAAATTTGGGAGGGATAGAATATGTACAAGAAATTAACAGACCTAAATGCTGAAATGTTTAGTATTAGACACGAAAAAGATGTAAGAGGAAAGTCAATAGGTTGGGATTGGGATATGCTACCACTTACAATCAAGGAAGGAACTACAACTTACATAGGTGCAGCTCCTGCATCAGGAAAGACGGAGTTATGGTTTGAGATACTTATAAACCTTTCGTGTTTACACGGTTGGAATCACGTTGTATTTTCTCCTGAGACTGGAAGTAGTGCCGAGATATTTTCTGAACTATGCTACAAGTACATAGGTAAGCCATACGTTCAAGGACAAAACTCAATGACTAACAGTGAACAAGTAAGTGCTGAAATGTTTATAAATGAGCATTTCATTGTAATTGACCCAATTGACGAGGATTTGACTATAACTAAATTCTACCAACTTGTAGATGAGATTGAGCGCAAAGAAGGTATTAAAATCCATACCACTACGATTGACCCGTGGAACGAGTTAACCGAGGAGTTTATTCCTGCTGATTTAGGACGTGAGGATAAATACTTGAGTAGGATTCTTGGTTTAGTTCGTAAGAACGCAAGAAAGACAGGTAGACATAACTGCGTTATAAATCACGTTAGAGACCAACCAATGGTAACTGCAATGTCAATAGCAGGAACTGAACTTAGATACTTTCCGATTCCTACGGCACGAGATTTTTCAGGCGGTCAGGTATGGTTTAGAAAGGGTTTAAGCGTATTAATTCCGTGGAGACCTCCGTATGGTTTACCTGATGCTAATGGAGTAGGTGCAGAAAAGAACGAAGTTCATTTGAAGGTGGCTAAGAGCAAGCCAAAAGGCGTATCGAAAAACGGAGTGTACAAATTATTCTTGGATGTTGAACGTTACCAGTATTATATGCTTGACTTCAAAGGTAATCGTGTTTATGCAAACCGAGGAACTACCTACAAGAAGGAATCACAACGTAAAATTGAGATACCAAAAGACGGACAAATAGAAACTACCTCAGAGAAACTTCGTAGACTTGCAAACAAAAACCCTTTTTAATATGGACTTATCACTTAAAATACTATGGGCTAAATCAACCGTATGGACGGTTAAAGAACGAATCAAGAACGTAAGAGAGAAACTCGAAAAGGACAAGCCTGATGCCAAAGACTACATCAACGGAGGTAAAGAAAGCGAGGCATATTTACTTGAGACAATTCAGGTGATTAACCTACTTGAAGACGAAATAACATCTCTAAACCGAGAGCTTAACCAACTTGCAAGAAGAAACGCTCAACTGCGAGTAGCCTATCAAGAATTACAAGAAGAAATCAAATACAAAGATGCCACGATGTAAGAACTGCAAGGAGAAGTTTGAACCTATCCGCTTCAATCATAAATACTGCCTGAAAGACGAGTGTGTCCGTGCTTTTGTAGCTGAGGCAAGAGAGAAGCAATGGAAGCAGACTAAAACACGAATGAAAGAAAACCTAAAAACCACCTCAGATTGGTTAAAAGAAGCCCAAGTAGTATTCAATAAGTATATAAGGGAACGTGATAAGAATAAGCCTTGTATCAGTTGCGGTTCAAAACTCGGAGATAAATTTGACGCAGGACATTTTTGGAGTTCAGGTGGACACAAAGCAGTTACATTCAACGAAGATAACGTACACGGACAATGCGTAGCCTGTAACCAATGGAAACACGGAAACCTAATCAACTATCGTGAGGGTCTCTTAAAACGCATAGGAGAGTCTAAATACGAGCAATTAAGCCAACTTGCTAACCAAACACGAAGATACTCATCAGAAGAACTAAAAGAACTAATCAAAACATACAAAAACAAGATAAAAGATGGAATACAATAGCGACTTCCGTTACGACCTTAAAATAGGTCAGGAGTATGAAACCCTACTAAGCGAGGTGATAGCTTCTACAATCGAAGTTAAACGTGATTTTAAGTGCTATGAGACAGGCAATCTATTTGTAGAATACGAAAGCAGAGGCAAGAAAAGCGGAATCAGCACAACTGAAGCTAAATGGTGGGTGTATTGGTTTAGTAAAACACGAAGTATTTTGATTGAAACAAAAGAATTAAAGCAGATGTGCAGAAAATACATAGGCACAAGTAGAGATATTTTAGGCGGAGATTCTAATACCAGTAAGGGAATCTTGCTACCGATGGAAGATTTATTAAAAAATATTTGAAAAAATATTGTAGATGTGAATATAATATCTATATTTGCATATAACAAAACCGCAACGCTATGAAAGTTACAGTAACACAAACCGAAGTTAGATACTACGAAATCACTAAAGAAGTAGAGATGACTGCTGCTGAATACAAAGAGTATTTGAAAACAGGTATCGCTCCTGTAGAATTAGTTAACGAGTTATGTTCAGCGACAGGTGATGACTGCTACACGGACACGGAGATATTAAATACAATCATCGAAAAAGCATAAATAAAACGGGGGGTGCGCATCCGTAACGCACGAAAACAAAAACGCTATGAAAAATTTATTTAAAAGTTTGGCAGCATTTCAGCAGGAAGTGCCAGTAATTCACAAAGCCACACAAGGCTATGGGTATTCTTACGCAGATTTACTCAAGATTTTTGAGGTAATCAATCCTATCCTAAAGAAACACGGACTCGGATTTACCCAACAACTTACAAACCAAGAAGGGCAAAACTGCCTAAAGACGGTTATCTTCCACGAGAGCGGTGAGTTTATGGAGTCGGTTTGTATGATTCCTTACGTTCAGCTCAAGGGTATGAATGACTATCAAGGATTTGGTTCAGGTGTGACGTACTACCGTCGTTATGCACTCAGCTCTGCACTTGGTTTAGTAACTGACAAAGACACGGACGCATCAGGTGAGCAAGTAAAGACGGAAAAGAAACTTCCTGCAATTGACCAAAAGCGTTTCAGCGCAGCAGTACAAGCCATCGCTAAAGGAGAATACACACGAGAGAAACTCGAAACATCCTTTGCATTAACTGAAGGTCAAATTGATATGTTAAACGCACTATGAAAGCTCTCAAGATTCGATGTTCTGCCATAGGGAAAATTATGGCAACACCACGCTCTAAAGGCGAATTACTAAGCCAAACGGCTAAAACTTACATACACGAACTTGTGTTAGAGGAGAAATACGGCATCCGTAAGGAGTTTTCAAGCCGTTACACAGACAAAGGCAATGCAGTTGAGGATTTATCTATCTCACTTGTAAACGATGTCTTAGACGTAAAATTCATCTACAAGAACGAAGAGTATTTCGAGAACGATTGGATAAAGGGAACACCTGACGTAAACACGGACGATGTATTGCTTGACGTGAAATCAAGTTGGGATGCTACAACGTTTCCGTTTTTTGATACCGAAATCCCTAACAAAGACTATTTCTATCAGCTACAGGGTTATATGTGGCTAACTGGTAAACAACAATCAATGCTTTGCTACTGCCTTGTAGATACACCTATCGAAATGGTAGAGGACGAAATCCGCAGAGCGCATTGGAAACTACACAAGATTGAAGAGGACTACGACTTGCGTGAGGAGATTCTACGCAAACACGAGTTCAGCCAAGTGCCTAAAAACCGCAGAGTAAAAGTATTCTATGTACAAAAAGACGAAGCAGTAATCGAAGCTATCAAAGAAAAAATAGAGCTTTGCCGTGAGTATTATAACGCCCTAATTCAATTCCTATGAATCAGAAAGTAGAAGACCCGATTGTCCTAAAAGTAATGAGCAAGTTTTATGACCGCTCACAAAGAGGAATTGAGAAGTATGGCACAATGTTAACACGGACTGATTTAGATGTCTTAGATTGGCTGAATCACGCTCAGGATGAAGCGATGGACTTCTGCCTGTATTTGGAGCGACTAAAAGACGAAGTAAAACAATTTAAACAAGGATAAGGGGTAAAAATTGCCACATATCTTAAAACGAAATGTAAACGAGAGATGCAACTGACGAGTTGAACGTAGACTGCCGTGCATTGGCTGCGGCTCTCATCGTAGGGAGATAGGTTAGCCTTCCGAGAAAAAAGGCTTTTTTAAACTAAACAACAAGAACAATGAAAATAGAAATCACCCACTACGGACACAAAGCCAGCTACGAGTTCGACCACGAGGATGTAGAGCTTGAGGACTTGATTTATCACATTGAGCAGTTGATTCGATTGACTGGCTATTCAATCAATGGAACATTAGAAATAGTAAACGAAGAACAATGAATTACGAAAACTACTACCGACTATTACACCTGTTAGCAGGAATAACTATTGGCTATTTAATTTTTACACTATGAAAAAACGAAACGAAGAACGAGAATACTACGCTGCATTAGGCACAATGATACTCATTACCGTAATCAGCATTACATTAATTATCGCATTTATCAGTAACATATAAACCCAACATAATGGAAAACAAAACAAACACAGGAGCAATCTTTAAAAACGACAAAAAGACGAGCGACAAACAACCTGACTATAAAGGAAAGGTAAATGTAAACGGTAAAGAAATGGAGGTAGCTTTATGGCTAAAAGAAGGTAAAGCTGGAAAGTTCTTCTCTGCATCATTTAGCGAACCATACGTTGCACCTGAACGTGCGCCAATCGGGGATAGTATTGACGATGACCTACCTTTCTGATATGTACATAAACGATGAAGACCTACGGAAGCAGATACATAAACTCCTACTTACCCGAACACGAAACCAAATCGTAGAGGACATAAAGTTATTAGGATACAAGATGCACCACTTCCAAGTAAACAACTTTCTCAACGGTAAAGACGTAACCTTATCAACACTACACAAGTTAGATAAGTATGTAAGCCGAGAGATTTATTTAAACGGATTAGAGCCACTGTAACAGGTGGCTTTTTTTGTAGGCAACTTGTTAGATTAAAATATAGTCATATATTTGTTTAGAAATTAACCAATGAACGCACTAAGTATCTTATCAAAGCATCACAAGGAATGGCTTAACATAGTCCGTTTATTTGGTGACAACGAGTTCGCTGAGGACATCGTACAAGATGTGTACCTGAAAGTACATCAGTACAATTACTACGAAAAAATACTAATAGACGGAGAACCCAACAGAGCGTTGATGTGGATACTACTTCGAAACACAACCTACAAAGCCAACAAAACTGCATCTAATGACTTATCTATTGAGGTGGTAAGGGATTTAGCACAGGAGGAGTTAGAGCTACTTAAACACGAATCATTGGAGAACATTTACGACAGAGTAGAAAACGAGATTAGTAGTTGGGATTGGTACGACCAAAAGTTATTCAGGATATATAAAGACGAAAGAAAACCAATGCGTCAAATATCAGAAGAGACTGGCATCAGCTTAAAGTCTATTTTCCTAACCATAAAATCCTGCAAAGAAAGAATACGTCAGTCAGTCGGAGAAGACTACGCTGATTTTTTAAACGAAGAATTTGAATTAATATGACCTTTAA